CCCTTGGCTGCCGTCGATGGCTTGGCGGTAGTAGTCACCGAGCTTGGTCAGGTCGCCACGCAGCAGGGCGGAGCGGTCGAACTCGACGTAGTTTTTCGCGGTCTTGAACAGCTTGTAATTCAGCTCTTGCTCATCGCGCACGAGGTGGGGCTGCAGGGTGTAGTTGATGAAGCCCTGCCCCATTTCGCTGACGCCAGTGCCCCAGGCGCTGGCCTTGTCCGTTTCTCCGATCATGAAGGGCGGAACACCGAAGGTGCGCGCGATGTCGATGACCTGAAACTGGCGGCTCTGCAGCAACTGCGCATCGGCGGCACTCATGCTGAGCTGCTCGACCTTTCCGCCTTGCGTGAGCACAATGGGCTTTCCAGCGTTGGTGCTGCCGCTGTAGCGGCTGGCCCACTGCGTGCGCAGGGATTCGATCTGGTCGTTGTCGAGCTTGCCGTCGTAGGTGAGCGCCACCTTGGCGGTGGTGGCGTTGCGGTAGTAGTTGGCGCTGTGTTTGTCGGCAGCTAGAGCAATGCCGATGCCTCGGCGGGCACCCCAGGCGATGGTGCTCATGCCGCGCAGGCCATCGAAACCGAAATTCGTGAAGTGCAGCATGTCGGCCTGGTTCACGGCGCGGGTGAGGCCGGGCTTGACCTGCACGGCATAGTTCAGCTCGTTGTCGATGCGAAACGGTGCAACGGCCAGGGGATGAATGGGTAGCGCCTCTTGAATGGTTCCGTAGCCATCGCGAATGAGTAGGGCGAAGCCGTCGCCGTAGAGGTGACGGCTGGCTTCGATGTATTCCCAGAATGCGGCGGCGCTGATGGCGGGGCTGGGGCGTTCATTGAATACCCACCACAGCGGGTGGTCTTCGACCAGGGTGCGGGTGGAGTCTGCTCCGCGCCGGTAGAAATCGACCGGCAGGCTGGCCTTGGCGCCCGCAATCAGGCGGATGCAGGCGAACACGGCCGAGACCTGCAGCGCAGTGGTGGGCGTGACGACTTCGCCGCTTTCATCAGCCATAGCGCCGATGGCTTCCATCAGCTCGCTGTAGCTGAGGCTTGTCGCGGTGATGCCGGAGTCGATGTTCATGACAGCGGCAGGCCAGGATGGTTCGATGCGCTGGACTGCCACGGCGTTTCGCGGCGCGACAGTCAATCGGTTGGAGAGGCGTGCGAACAGGCTCATGGTCAGACCTCAACAAACGCCTGATCGACGATGGTGTCGTCGCGGTTGTGAATGGCCCGGTTGAACGCCATGATGGCGGCAACAACGCCGTCGATCTTGTTCTCGGGGCGCTCTTTGCGGGGGTAGATGTTGTCTTTTGCGTCGTGATGACAGACGATGTTGCTGACCATCCAAGTGGTGATGGGGTTGCCGTCGTGCACCAGCTTGCCAGCGATGGCGAGCGCTTCGATGTGCTTCATGGGCTCGCTGAAATTCATCACCGAGGGGCGCAGCTCGATCATGGGCACATCGCGGTTGAGCAGGTTGCCAGCCATTTGCGTGGCCTGGTAGGGGTCGTAGGCCTGGGCCTGCAGCGCGTAGGTGCGAAAGTCGTCGTAGACGTCGGTCTCGATCTGCTGCAGGTCGGTGATGTCGCCAGGGGTCACGGTGAGGTGGCCTGCGCGTGCCCATCCGCTGTATTGGCTGTTGGCGCCCATTTCGACAGCACGCTCGGGTAGGTAGTACGCGCTGATCAGGTAGAACAGGCCAGATTCGCTGTCGGCAAATACGCGCATGCGGGCAGCGATGTCAACCTTGCTGGCCAGGTCGAGACCGCCGTAGCACGGCAGGTGCGCCACGTCGTCGGCTATCAGGCCTGGCCGGGCGCAGCGCTCCCAGGCACGCATGTCCATCCAGGCGCTGTCTGCATTCACCCAGACATTGAAGCGCTTGGTCAGCAGGTTGTTGACGGCGCTGGACATGGTGCTGGCCTTGCTGACAGCGGCGCGCAGGTCGTCAATGTTGACGCTGACGCAAAGGCCGGGGTTGGCCTTTGTCCAGACGCTTTCATCCGTCCAGTCGTCGTTGTCGTCAAGGGTGTAGATCGCGCCGAACACGCGGTCATCCACGGCGTCGCCGCTCAGGATTTTGGTGATGTGCGTGCGGCGCTCGTAGCAGATTCCACTGCGGTTGCTGCCGGCCGTGGTGATGGCCCACAGCAGGGACTGCTCACGCGCGCCACGTGCGGTGTCGATCACGTCGTACACCGTGCGGGTTTTGTGGGCGTGAAATTCGTCGATGATGGCGCCGTGCACGTTGAGTCCGTCGAGCGTGCTGCCCTCGGCGCTGAGGGCGCGGAACACGCTGGCGGTGTCGGGCTGCAGTACCGAGTGCTCGAACACGCTGAGGCCCAGCGCGTGCTGCATGCTGCGGTCGCGCTGGCACATATGCTTGGCATCATCGAACACGATGCGGGCCTGCTCGCGTGTGGTGGCGGCGCTATAAACCTCGGAACCGGGCTCGCCATCGGCGAAGGCGAGATAGAGCGCCACACCGCTGCTGAGCGTTGACTTGGCATTCTTTCGAGCGACTTCCAGATACGCCTCAAGGAAGCGGCGCATCGCGGTGTCGCGGTGTAGCCAGCCAAAGGTGGTGGTCAGAATGAAGGCCTGCCAACCATCCAGCTCGATCAGCGCCCCTTCGCGTGCCCACTTGCCCTTGATGTGTGGCAGCATCTCGATGAACGCGCAGACATGCTCGGCGGCTTGCGGAGAAAACACCCAAGGAAATTCGTCTGTCGTCTCCCGGCTCAGATCATCAGCCTGGCGCTGACAGGCGCGCTTGATCCAGTGGCAGGCCACGATGGAGCCGTCGAGCACGCCGCCGGTATAGGCGGTGGCCTGGGCGATGTAGTGACCCGGATCGCGCGTCATGTCAGCGACCCCCGGAGAACCGAGACCAGCCTGCGGGTTTTTCCATGCCCGGCAAATCTTGCTGGCCCATATTGTTCGATGCCGCCACGCGCGACCGCGCGCTGGGTGACAAACCGAAAGCATCGCCAAACTTCTTGACCTGATCGCGTAGGCTGTTGAGCAACTGCACATGCACGCTCTGCACTTCGTAACCGTTCGGCGTGCTGGAGATAAAGGCTTTCACCGGATCGACATTCCTCTCGGCCAGCACCGCCATGCGTGCATTCAGGCTGCGCTCAACAAGATGCAGGTGGGCGGCGGCTTGGCAATAGGCGCCAAACTGTTCAATGTCCAGCCGAGAAATGAGACCAACGTCGAACAGTGCGGCGGCGTCGCGCTTCCAAATTTTCCGAGCTTCGTCTGTGAGATATTTTGGCGGCGTCGGAATCGCAATCTCCGGGTTCACGCCATCGGCCAAATCGCGCGCAGCAGGACGCCGAAAGTTGCCCTGGAGCACCTTCAAACTTTCCGGCTTCGGCTGTGGACCACGCAAACCCATTGCTATCCTCAAAAAAGCACAAATCTTGATACCCCCCCTCAAAACTCAGCACCACAAAAATATGACGAGGCGCACGGTTTCGTGTGGAGGGGCTTAAACTTTTGATACCCCCCTAGGGTGCGGTGTGTTGCCGAAGCCGCCGTCTTCGCGCGCGGTTTTTTGCGCGTGGTGACGATGACAAAGCGGCTGCCAGTTGCTGCTGTCCCAGAACAACGTCATGTCGCCACGGTGCGGCTGGATGTGGTCAACGTCGGTTGCTGCGGTCATGCGATGCTCCTGTTCACACTGCACGCACATGGGGTGCGATCTCAAGAACCCTTCCCGCGCCCGACGCCATGCGCTTGAGTAGCCACGTTTGCTGCTGCTCTCGCGCCGCGCATCGACTTCCTGCCTCGCTGCCCGCTTGTGCTTGGCGCAGTAGCCAGGCTCGGCCACGAGGGCGGAACATCCTGGGTGACGGCAAGGGGTCAGCGGGCGACGGGGCATGAAAAAACCCGCAGAGCTTGCGCTGTGCGGGTTGGGTGAGGAACGGTTCGATGATGGCAGAAATCTACCTGTTTTTTCTAATGGCTAAAACTCCAATTTTCACGGCCTGCTTTGACGCTTTCAGATGTGCATACGCCGTGCTCAATGCGCATCCTGCCCGTGCCGCGCAATCGACCATCGGCAT